CCAGCGCCCATTTGACCATAAGCGCCGGCAGGCATAGTAGTTGCTAAAGCGCCAAGACCTGACATGTTTGCCATTTGACTGGCAGCATCATATTGGCCTGGAACTTGCATGTTAGCCGCAGTAGAGTAAGACTGTTGCTGCATAGGTGATGGGCCAGCTATGTAGTCCGATGGGTTGGTGCTGTATGGTACATACGGTTTAAAAGTTGAGTTTAAATTGCCTTGTGCATCAGTACCATAAATCTGCGCTTGAGTAGCGTTAAGCATATTCTCAACATATGGCTGTAAGTATGGAGGTAAATTTGAATTATTTACCGTTGTAGAAGTAGGAGCAGCCTGGCCACCCCCACCGCCCCCACCAAAAATTGACTCTACTATGCCACCCATAATTTTCTCTCCACCAAATTGGCTTTCTTAATAAGCCCACTTTTTTCAAATAAACGGGCTGCAGAATCTCTAGCAAAAGCTTGAACTCGTGTTGCGCCCTCAATCAATAACAAATCGCACAGTTGGTCAAAAACTGCGTGATTAGCAATACTTTTTCCACCAGCCGAAATAATTGTAGCTGTGCGGTCATTTGGTCCACTATTAACAGCTACAACAAAAACACCATGAATCTTACTTGCAACATCCGTTGCTACATACAACAGCCACTGCCCACTCGACAAAAATACCTGCGCCTGCTCAACAGTACAATCATCACTATGCTCTAAACCAGCAGCAATATGGTGTTTAACTAAAGGGAGCGTCTGCAAAACGTGCATAACAGGTACGTGCTTTACTTTTAACATTATTTAGGCATGTATTTAGTTGGGTTAATTTGCTTGCCCTGCGCCTTACGACCTGTACGATCTTGACGAATTCTATCCATCATCTTGTAGAGGTGCTTAGCGCCGGCATCAGTAGAGCCGTTACCCAAATGAGAAACAACATCAGCAGGCACCACAAACTCGCCATCTGCCAAACGTGCAGGTTGTTTATGACCAATTTTAGCCGGGATACTATCTGACATACCATCTCCAGGACCCTTTAAAAGCTGACCACCATCGGAATAACCGCCAAGCGATGCAATACCCCCGCTAGCTAGGTTGAGTTGCCCCAGCCGCATAGTTGGGTTTAAGCCAGAAGCTACGCCTGTAGGCATTTGCGCATTGTAGTTTGCATTATCAAAACGCGCTAATGACGCTTCGTAATCAGGCATAGCAGCCATTTTAGCTGCGGCAGTGTGTTTTGGTTTAGTTGCTTTAACACCCCCACCAGTAGCAAATCTTTCTGCGCCAGTATAAGGGTCAACGTTTGTATCTCCAGCAGCTGCAATCATATTGCTACCCATAGGGGTATTAGTAGGGCTAGAAAAAGCACTACCTTGTAGTTGAGATTGGGGGAACATTTGATTTTGACCAAGTGCATTATCCCTAGACATTGCTTCTACAGGACCTCCAGGAGGAAGGGCAGCAGGTGTAGCGCCGTTATCAGAGTTTGTAATACCCCCAGCAGCATACCCTCTAGTGTTTGAATATGGGTTTTGTACGTAGTTTCTATATTGCGCTTGGTATGGCGTAGGTTGTGTTGGGTACTGGCCTTGAAAATTAGAAGGCAACGACTTTAAGCCTAGTGGGTTAGCGCCTTGAAATTGGGCGTTGGGTATATTAACACCATTTTTTGGCATCATAGAGCTGAGTAACATTAAGCCAGCTGCGGTCTTACCGGGGTTATCCCCAATCCATTTACCAACGTTTTTAAGAGTGTCTCCAATACCACCTAAACCACCGCTTGTTGGAGCTGGGTTGTACACTGAGCCCGGAGTGCCTTCAGGTAGGCTAGTGTCTCTAGCTTGCTGCATTACATCTTGAGCAGCGTATTGGTCTGAAAGAGGTACTTTAGCAGCGCCTTCTAAATCTTGTGCAACCATTTGGTTTTGAAAAACTTGAGAAGGGTTTAATGCGTTTGTTGCAGCGCCTGTCTCGTAGCCAGCTGGTAATGGATTCTCGGGAATATATTGGTTATTGGCAATAGCGTTCTTCCATGCTGTGTAATCAGGGTTAGCACCTACGTCAGTCATTGTGCCTGTGCTTAAATTGGCAACCTGATTGCCTGCGCCAGCACCAGCACCTGTAGCAATATTTTCAGCAGCACCAACTTGGGCAGCATTAATACCGGCACCGCCAGCACCAGCTCCACCGCTAACAACATCAGCAGCCATAGAAGGTAGGGTAAACCCTGGCTGACCAGCAAAAGAACCGCCAATAGTACCAAGGCCACCTTCACCGCCCAAGCCAAATAGACCGCCTAAACCTTCAGCTCCAAGGCCCCCTAATTCAAAAGCGGAACCACCAAAAGCGCCAGCATCTAAACCCAAAGCTCCTAAATCAAAAGCTCCCATAGCGCCTGCACCAATGCCTGCTTCGCTACCAACTTCAACAGCCGCTATACCTACGTCTATCCATGCCATATCCTGCTCCCTAATCCAGTTCCAGCGTCATTTGCGCTTGGTTTTCCAGCGCTTCATACGAATGAGCAATAACTTCGGCCTCAATCGCTTCTAGCATATCTTCACCTAAATGCTCTGTTAAATGGATATTTACCCATATAGTATCTTCTTCAGCGTAACCGACTTTTTGACTTCCCGGAAGAGCATCAAAAATACAAGGGGCTTCAAAATATTTTTTGCCAGTTTCAGTTACAACGGAAATTTTACCTTTTAACACAATATTTAAGTGGTGTTGTTTGTGTATTTTACCAATAATTACAGAGCCTTTGGGTATAAAAAGCTCCCTAGCGTACAATCCGCACTTGTATTTGTCATTTACGCTGGTAAAGTGGTGCGTTAATTTTAGGCTATTTTCCGCTGATTTTAAAACTCCAGCAGCTACTAGGTTTTTTAGCCCAGCCGAAACGGTCTGTACATTTTCTTTAAACTTAGGGGTTAATAGATCAACGGTCATGTTTTAATTTTTAGTACGTTATCAGCGGTTGTATCATAATAAATATCGCCACGTCTTAAAGTTGCTAAGCTTGCCTGTGTAGGTAGTATTATATTCGCTACCCCCGTACTTTGGTTAATTGAGGATAAGTTTAACGTAGTCCCCTGCAAAGGTCCAGCATTGTCCAACTGAGCAAAATATAAACGCAAAATACGGATAAACTCCTCCATAAAACGCTGGTCATATTCGATGGGGGCTATGGGTAGCCGTGGGGCTATAGAATTTTGTGATGACATTATCTTCTTCCATCAGGACGTACGTCAAGCCTAGGAACACCTAACTGCCATTGAGTACCTAATTGGTTTGACGAAAGTTTAAAAGCCATTTGGCGCCCACGCATCCGTACATACGCATACTCGCTAAACTGTTGCACTTCATAAGTACGTTGGTTTTGGTAGTTTTGTTTACTTATTACAGCTGGGTTATCATCTGGTCCATAAGCAGCACCGGGGTTTTGACGGGGTAGTACAGTAAAGTTTACAACTGGGTTATTACTTGTAGAACCATTAAATGACACATCAGGGATAATCCGCCATACAAAACCAAAATTATGCCCATCCCCAATATCAAAGTCAGAAGACTGAATAAAAGTAGTAATTGCAGTTGGGGGGTTAGTGGTGCCGTCATCCACCGCAGCTTCATGGTAAATAACACCAGGATTAACCCCATTGTATTGTGGTGTAACAGAATTATTTGCGTACCCAGCAGCCATAGGGTAAGTACGTAGTGGACTATCTAGCCAAGCAGTACGGGTTAAGGTTCCGTAGTACCAAATGCGCTCAAGGTAGTTATAGATTACATAGCGGTCAATAACAGTAGAGTTTGCAGAACAGTAGTAAAACCATACCTCATTAAAACCTTCATTAGTACCTGCAAAAAACTGATAAGACTGCGTCATATTAATGTCGCCATAAACATACTCACGCAAGGTACAAGGTAAAGTTTCAACCCGACCAGAGTACATATAGAACTTATCTTGGCCCATCCAGTACGTTATGTTATTTACTGTAGCTACAGCATTAGGGCCTGTAATAGAAATATTATCCGCAAGAATCTGAAAGCCCCAAACATAAGGAGCACCTAAATACTGCATAGAATATAACGCTGCGTCTGTATATACTAGAATCTCTTGGCGGGATTGTACAGCGCAAATAATAGACGAGCCGTGACTTAACTGGTAACTACCAGCTTGGTTTGTAATTGAAGGTGCCCATGTTAATACGCTTTCTTGGTCTGACCAACGGACAAGCATAGGGTTTTGTGTAGCAGTTCCATAATCGTTAACACCAAAGCCAATAACAAAACGACTTGCATCAGATACCATTACAAAATTACATACTGTGGGGCAGCTAGTATCAGACTGCCAATATGCCGTACCATTTTGCGTATTTGAATTTGTAGATATAAGTTGTTGCGCTCTATTAAAAGTAGAAGGTGACGCATCAACAACCCAGTAATATAGCCCACCGCCACGGGGGTTACAAATTAAGTTTTGCCCAAAATTAGACTGACTCCATAAGCGTAGTTGTTGCCCAATAGCTTGAGAAGCAGGAGCTGCTGAACCCCATCCAGTAGATGACGAACCAGTAGATACACCAGACCAGCCACCAGCACCCCAACCTAAGGCACCAGAAAAAACAGCGTTGCCTGAAGTTAGTTGGTATGCTGCTGTAACTGCTCCACCACCCGTACCTGTATCGCTTGAGTTAGCTGCAGTTGATGTTGTAATTGAGTACTGCGAAGAAGAAATATAGAGTATCTGGTAACCCTGAACTTGGTTTAAAAGTGCAGCTGTAATATTGCCACCAAGACTAGTAGCGCCAGAAAAAACAACAGTATCTCCAGTTTGCGCACCATGACCAGCCTGTGTAACTGTAATAGTAGTTGAACCGTTTGTTGCGCCAAAGACTGCAGATGGTGAAGAAATTGTAGTACGAACTGGGGTAACATCATAAATATTGCCTCCAGTACCATTTTGAATATAGAGTTTTTGATTAGTGGCAATAGATAAATAGTTATATCCAGATAAACCAACCCAATTCCATAAATCACGGCATACACCAATATACGCACCACCAGTAGAAACAGCGCCAGTATCTAACGTCCAACCACCAATTTTTTCTACTTGCCCAGAACGAAACCGAATTTTGTCACAGTAGTACCAACCACCTTCATTGGCTAATGTAGTGCCTTCACGGTTAACGCCTGGCCTAAATTGTAGTTTTTGTAATGGCATATTCTGTCCTTAAGCTACTGTGCCGCCAGCAGTTTTATACGCTGCTATAAGTTTATCTATGCTGTTTTCATGTTGCCCATAGCCAGCTCCGGGTAGCGACGCCCAGATATTTTTACACTTATCTATAGCTACTCCAATGTACCCTTTTTCAATATCCTCAAGTGCTTTACGCTCTTTAATTTGTTGTATAGCAATTAAATCTTGGGATATAGGGCTAAAATTAGGTAAGTTAAGTTGTTTTTTATAAGCGTCATAATACCGAGCTAGTAACTGATACCGACCTGCTGCAGTAGAAGCTAACCCCGGACGTAACCACACAAGCTTTCTTGGATGGTCAGCATAATCACTAAACAAATTCCCACCCACGATAACATTATACCCGTCATCGCCTTTTCCTTTAGTGCCTTCTGACACCGCAATCATATCTAAAAAAGCTTTTAAATTTGGACTCATTGTTTTGTAGGGGTAGAGTGGTACAACATATCATCTTTAACATGGCTGGCATTAGTAGAACCAAACCAAAACGAAACAACAGATACCCAAGCAGTACCCAAAGAACCCAGCATAATGAGTAGCGGCTGATTATTGTCTTTAGCATAGTCCAGCATAATAGCCCCAAGGATACCAAAGAATCCAATAGTAATAGCGTAAGAAAGAATTGCAGGGACATTAGACTTTGTTTCAGTCTGCATATCTCTAGCAGACTTTCTATCCTCAACCGCTAACTGCTCAAAGTTTAGGCCAAGCGCTTGGGTTTGTTCTTTGAATTTAATTTCTTCTACTTTAACCGCTTCAATTTGCTCTGCAGAAAGTTTCCCTTCATCAATCATGCCCTTTACGTCATCAGGGGCTACTCCAAAGAGTTTAGAAAGCGCAGTAACAGCCAGACCAGCCAAGGGGCCGCCAAGGCAAGTAGCAATAGTAGGTGCAATTTGTTCAAGCCAACTCATTTTACTTTTGGCTTACGTGTGGTGGCTTTTTTAAGTGCTATTCTTTTCTTTACTATAGCTGGTTTTTTTACCTGTTTTTTTGGTTTTTCTGTTTCTACAGGGAAAGGCCATGCCGCTTCAATATTAATTTTACCAACTTCCATATCAATCTTAGGCATGTAACCAAATTTGTCAAACAACCAAGTAATAATAAACATAATTTTCCTTAAGATTTCATAATATATGCGAGAGCATAGTACGGAGGTAAATTTTGCCCTGTACCGCTTACGCCAGTTGTGCTGTTTGCCACACTAATTCCTGTTGTTGCAGATGCCAAAGAAAGAACTGTATAACCATCAGGATTTGCCGCACCACCACCTGCGTGTCCACCCGGAGCTGTACCAACATAAGAAGTAGCTGGTGACGTTGTATGAGTATGCCCCGGGTCTGTAACAGTTGCAGTATGGGTATGGCTTACAACTACCGCATCGGCAGTACCGCCTGTAGCAGCAACGGCATAAGTAGAACCCGCACCAACCACAAAGCGGTCACGCAAATCTGGAGTACCACTAGTACCATTACATAATAACCAACCGCTAGGAATAGAAGCAATCGAGCCAGACCACATTACGATAGCGCCGGATGGAATGCCGTTAGCCAAAGCAAAAGCCGTGGTTGCAATAGTGGTGTTATTTGTTCCTAAAGCTTGGGTAACACCTGTTACTGTACTGGCAATCGTTCCTCCAGCAGCTACATTTGTAGCGTTTGTAGCATTTGTAGCAGTTGTAGAAGTAGTGGCAAAATTTACAGATTGACTACCAATATTGCTTGATGTAATAAACGAACCACCACTAGCTGGGTTAGAAGCTGTTGCAGCGTTGCCAGAACAAGAAGCGGCTGTAGTGGCATTGGTTGCGTTTGTAGCATTCGTAGCGCTTGTAGCACTAGTTGCAGTGGCAGCGTTGCCGCCAATAGATAGACCAGAAGCAGTTCCAGTTAAGCCTGTACCAGCACCGTAAATTGCCCCACCAGCAAAAGTAAAATTTGACCCGTCATAATAAATATAAGGTGTCGAGTTTCCAAAGTAAAGAACGCCACTAGTTCCGCTTGACCGTCTTACAGTTAAATCACCATTTGAAGCTACTTGAGAACCGCCAGAAAAAGTTACTTGGTTGCCAAAAGATGCAACACCAGTATGGACAGAAGTTCCTGCAACGGTTAAGTTTCCAGCAATAGAAAGGTTGCCGGCAATAGTGTCGTTACCCCAAAAGTTTGTGCCGTCAGACCATATGAATACTTTAGCCCCTGCTGGAACAGTAATACCGGAACCCGCCGCTGTTGTATTACCGATAACAGAAGAGTTATAAAAAGTTGCCGTATAGGAGGTATTGTTCCAAACTACATAAGTTTTGCTGGCTGGTGGGGCAAATAGGTTAAAGTTAGCTGATACGGCACTAGCGTTGAGCTTTAGGATTGCGTAAACAGACTGGTCAGCCGTTGCTGTAGCCGTTGGCCCGTTTGTGTAAGTAAGTACTTGGTTGTTTGAAGTTGGGGCAATAGCTACTGTTTGGTATCCTGCAATAGCGGCTTCAAAAATATACTGAAAATTGTTGTTGGTCGTAGTACCCCAAGTACCAGATTGGTCTCCAGAACCAATAAGTTCAGCGCGTAGCGAGGGTGAGTATGTAGATGCCATGTTTATCCTTTATGGGTAGTCATTTTTAACTGGTACCCAAGTTACTGTTTGTCCGTCATTAATGCTTGTCCAAGTGCTAGATGTTGTACTATTTATTGCGTTCCAAGACCCTGATTGCCCGTCATTAATAGCGTACCAACCACGAGGG